CTACAGGTCCTCGCTGCGCCAGACCTTCAGCACGCGGCCGAAGATCTGCAGGTCCATGTCTTCGGTGATGTCCCAGGCGTCGTACTTGGTGTTCTCGGATTTGGCTCGGATCAGCAGCCCCTGGGCGCTGGGAATGCGTTGCAGCCGCTTGATGAAGCCCTCGTTGCCGACGCGAAAGAAGAACACGCCATCGACGTCGGCCTTGACCACGCCCAGGTCCACCAGCAACGGATCGCCCGGGTTGTACATGGGCCGCATGCTGTCGCCGAAACCCGTCACCACGCACAGGTTGGCGGCCGCGGTGTAGTGCCGCAGGTTCTTGTGCAGCCATTCCTGGCTGACGCGCAGGCTCTGGATCACGCCGGGCTGGTCACGCAGTTCCACCCCCGCGCCCATGGCGCCGCCGGTGTCGAAGCGCGGAATGCGCAGGTCGCCCGCCGCATCGTCGGCGGCACGCGCCAGATCGCCGCCGGGCTCGGCCAGCACCACATCGGGGGGATATTGCGCCGCCTCGTCCAGTAGTTGTTCCAGCGACAGCCCCAGCCCCGCCGCCAGGCGGGCCGCGTATTTGGAGCGTTCGCTGTCGCGCCCTTCGAGGGCGGCGATGGTGCCGACCCCCACGCCGGTGCGCGCTTCCAGCTGTTCCAGGGTGAGACCGAGGGCGGCGCGGTAGCGCCTGATTTGTTTTCCGAGAGCCATGGCGGGGACGCTAAACAGTTGTGGAAAATTGTGCAACAACAAGTGTTGAAATCACGATTATACATTTGTAGAATTCTACACATGGATTACCCAAAACGTGTGCTGTTATCAGACGGAAGCGTGGGTAGCGTATCGCTACCAAAGGGCTTCTCCCGGCAACCCGACCGGACGGCGGCAACGCCCGTCCGCATCTCCGGTGCCTCCATGGCACCCACCCGGCACCCCGCCCAGGCGGCGGGCGCCGCCATCGAATCCCACAGCAAGGAGCGGCAAATGAATCAGGCAGGAAACATGGCGCTGCGGGCGCCGCAGGACTGGATCGCCGCGGCATCCCAGGCGGGCGCCGCGATCGCGCGTTCGATGGCCGCGCGGCCGGCCGCGCCACAGGCGGGCCGCCAGGAAGGCGCGCGCGGCCAGCAACCGAAGGGGCAGGACATGACGCGAGAGGAATCGGACCAGGTCGAAGCACTGATCATGGAGTGGTACCACTGGAGCCGCGGCTACCGGCCGCAATTGGGCGTGGGCAGGGTCTCGGCTTTCGCGCGCGGCATGACTTCCGACGAGGCCTACGATGACGAGGACGTCGACGCCCGTCTGGCCGCCACCCGTGGCGAGCAGACCGAGCTGTGCATCGACGAACTGCCGTGGCAGCAGCGCTCCGCCATCGGCGTGCATGCCGGCAACAAGGCCGCTGGCGCCCGCGTCTTCAGCAATCCGCGCCTCACGCCCGCGCAGCAGCATGCGGCCTACCAGGAGGCCAAGGCGGCGTTGCTGCCCGCCTTGCGGCGGCGCGCGCTGGTGACCACCGCGCAGGTGCGACACGCGGATCGCGCCAAGCCTTGCGATGCGCGCGGCGCGTCCGCATAATTGAGTCGTCGGGCAAGTTGCGCCCGCACCAAATCGGCCCGCTGGGATTGCACTTGCACCCGCGGGTTTTTTTATGAGAGCCGTCTGAACCGATGCCGCGCTGTGCGCGTGCCGCGCGGCTTGCTTCCCCTTTTTCCGCTACACCGATCCAGCCCCGCGGCATTCGCCGCGGGGCTTTTTCGTGGCTGCTCCGGTTTGCCGTGGCGGTCACCGCTGCCCGCCACTGGCGGGCTTTTTTATTGGAGTCTGCAATGGCAGGTACTACCGTTTCGCAATTCGTTCAAACCCAGGGCACGCAACTGGAAGTGTCGACCACGGCCACCGAAGACCTGGGCGCCGCCGGCCTGACCTATGCCGATCTGGCCATCACCATCAAGGACCCGAACTTCCAGGGCGGCCAGACCACCGAGATCGACGTCACCGTGCTCAAGTCCACCGCCAAGGAATACGCCCTGGGCCTGGACGACAGCGGCACCTTCAGCATGGCCGGCAACTGGAAGGCTGGCGATCCCGCCCAGAAGGCGCTGGTGGCCGCGCGCAGCGACAAGAAGACCCGCGCCTTCCGCGTGACTTTCGCCGACGGCGCCAAGTTCGAATTCCTCGGCCTGGTGACGCAATACCAGTGGCAAGGCCAGCTGGACAACGTCGTGTCCGCCACGTTCAACGTGCGCGTCACCGGCGCCGTCAAGCTGACCGACGCGCCCGCCAACGGGGGCTGAACGCCATGACGGACACGTCGATCAAATCCTCCGCGCGCGCGGCTGGCCTGCGCGGCCTGGCGGTCGATCCGCTGGCCGGCTTCGCCCACGAAACCCTGACCGTGCCGCAATGGCAGGATGCGCGCGTCATCGTGCGCGCGCCCAGCGCCGGTGATCACCTGTTCCACATCCGCGCGATCTGGGCGGCGGCGGGCGTGCTGCCGGGCGAGGACAACGAGGTGGTGCGCGCCAAGCTGGACGCGCCGGGCGTGGACTACACCCGCGCCTCGGCCAGTCTGCTGGTGCGCACGCTGTTCGAGCAGACCGAACAGGGGCCGCGCCGTGTCTTCGACGACGAAGACGTCGACGTCGTGGCCGCGGCCTACGGCCCGGCGCACGCCACGCTGGTGGCCAAGGCGATCGAGCTGGGCAACCTCGGGGAGGGAGCGCAGGCGCGCGCAAAAAAGCCCTCCAGGAAACGCCAGACCTCCGTTTCCTGATGGTCCTGGCCCTTCGACTGGGGCGCACGCTGGGCGAGTTGATGGACACCATCGACACCCATGAAGTGTCGCTATGGCGCGAGTGGGACCGCACGTCTCCGCTGGGAGACGACCGGGCCGACGTGCTCACGGCCAGCCTGGCCGCCACGGTGGCGCAGGCGGCCGGCGCCAAGGTGCGCGCCACCGACATGCTGGTGCGCTGGGGCGCGCAAGACGAGGAACCTCCCGCTGAAGCGGGGGCGGACGCGTTGAAGGCGTTCCTGATGTCGAAGGTCAGGAAGGGGTCTTGACGACGTGTCCGGCCCGCGCAAGCGGGCCGGAGGCGGATCTATGTGAGGTATAGGACCATGGCAGACAACAACAACGCCGCGAACATCGAGGCGGAAAACAGGGCGCTCAGACAGAACACCGTCGAGCTCAATCGCAACGCGGCGGCCCGGCGGGCATGGGAGAGCGCCGTTGCGAGGGCCGCGACCGAGTGCCGGAAAAGCAACGACGCCACCGACAAGGGCACCGACAGCAAGAAAAAGTCGACGGACGCGCTGAACAAGCATGCCCAGGCGATCCGGTCCGAGGCGGTCGAGCAGGCGCTGGCGGAAATGAAGAAGGCCGGCGCGATGCTGGGCCGTTCATCCGAAACCGCGAAGATGGAGTACGAAACCGAGGCCGGCCGGTTCGCGGGTGAGAGTCCCAGCGACAAGTACAGCCTGACGACCGCCGCGTGGGATCTCGACAGGCTGCGCGACCAGACGAAGATGCGCGCCTACATCGAGAATCTCGCGGATCCCGATGCGGAATCCAGACGCGAGAGGACTCAGAAGCAATGGGCGCTCGACGACGCGCTGCGGGACGGCACGCTCAGCCAGGACAAGTACGACAAGGAACGGCGCAATCTCGGACTCGTCGAGAAAGACGGCGACTTCATGGCGAAGGTGAACGACAAGCTGATCGAATCGGCGCGCAATGGAGCAGGCAAGATCCAGGACATCCTGGGCACCAAGATGTATGACTTCGTCTCCGAGAAATTCGACAAGATGGGGCTGTCGTTCCTGGACAACGTGGCGAAGATGGTGACATCGGCCGCCTCCGCCAAGCTGATGGAGACGCTGCTGGGCAAGGAATTCATGTCGGGCTCAAGTGGCGGCCTGGGCGGCTGGATCGGCCAGGCGGGTTCGTTCCTGTCGGGTCTGTTTGGCGGAGGCGGCGCGGCAGCTGGGGGGATCTCCGTTGGCAGCAGCTTCGTCTCCGGGGGAACGGCGCTGTCGTTTTTCCCCAGCGCCAAGGGCAATGCCTTCACCAACGGCATGGTCTCCAGCCCCGTCGCCTTCCCCATGGGCGTGATGGGCGAAGCCGGCCCCGAGGCCATCATGCCGTTGCATCGCGGCGCCGACGGCTCCCTCGGCATCCGCGCGGCCTTCCCGAATGTGGGCGGCGACACCAACCCGGTCGCGGGTGGCGTGGCCGTGAATGTCTACGTGCAGGACGGCAAGGTCAGTTCCTCGGGCGAATCGGGCGAGGGCGGCTGGCAGCAGTTCGGCCAGCAGATCGGCGAATACGTCACGCAGCTGGTCGACCGCCGCATGACGCAATCGTATCGCCAGGGCGGCCTGGCCTGGCAAGCCAACAACAACCGTTTAGCAGGGGCATGAGCATGGCAGTCGAAACCTTCACCTGGTCGCCGCGCATCAATCCGCAAGGCCGGACCAAATTCCGCGTGTTGAGCGCGCAGTTCGGCGATGGCTACAGCCAGGTCGCAGCCGATGGCATCAACAACAAAGTGGCTTCATGGCCCTTGCAGTTCTCGGGGGCGGCCGGGCAGATCGAGCCGATCGTGGCGTTTCTGGATCGACATCAGGGGTACCGGGGCTTCCAATGGCGGCCGCCGCTGGGCGAGCCAGGCTACTACACCGCGACGGATTACGACCTGACCGCAATGGGCGGCGAGATGTACTCGCTGGCCGTCACTTTCCAACAAGTCTTCAGGCCTTGACGCCATGGCGGCGCGCCGTGCGCGAAGCCGCGGGGTGTCGACAGCTCCCGGCGGGTGCCGCGCATCGTGTGCGGCATGCGGGAAATGAGCCGTCGTATCGAAGCATGGGCTGGCCAGGTCGAGCGCCAGGGGGCAGGCCTGGCATATCCGGGCGACCGTCGCGGCAGGCCGCGGAGGAATAGAAATGGGCATTTACGCAGACGTACAAAAACTTGAAGTGGGCGCGTTGGTCGAGCTGTTCGAGCTGGACGCTACCGAGATCGGCGGGCAGGTCCTGCGCTTTCACGGCTACACGCAGGTGGGGCCTGTCTGGTGGCAAGGGCGGCAATACGACCCTTGGGCGATCCGGGCCGAAGGATTTGAACAGGTGGGAGAAGGGCAGCAGCCCTCACCGACGCTGTCGGTGGGCAATATCGGGCAGGATGAAAAAGGCAAGCCTGTTGTTGGCGTGATCTCCGCTTTGTGCATCCATCTTGACGACCTGGTCGGCGCGCGCGTGGTGGTTCGCCGCACGTTGGGCAAATACCTGGACGCCGCTAACTTTCCCGAGGGGAACCCGACGGCCGACCCCCAGGAGGAATTGCCGCCCGAGGTCTGGATCGTGCAACAGAAAACCGTCGAAACGGCGCAGGTCGTGGAATTCTCGCTGTCCAGCGCGCTGGATTTCAATGGCCAGAAATTGCCCGATCGTCCGATCATCGCCGGCGTGTGCGCGTGGCTGCGCAAGGGCGGTTATCGCGGCCCCTATTGTGGCTACACCGGCAGCCGCATGTTCGACATCGATGGCAAGCCGGTCAGCGATCCGACCTTGGACCGCTGTTCGGGCCTGATGTCCGACTGCAAGAAGCGCTTCGGCGAATACGAAATCATCAACTTCGGCGGCTTCCCGTCCGCCGACCTGGTCAGGGGATAGTCATGCTCAAACGCACGATGCAGGCCATCCGCGACCATGGCGTGGCGACGTATCCGCAGGAATGCTGCGGGCTGGTGGTCAAGGCCGGCCGACGCGAATGGTATGTGCCGTGCCGCAATACCGCCGCCAGCGAAGAGCACTTCGTCATGTCGGCGCAGGATTACGCGGCGGCCGAGGAAAGCGGCCGGATCACGGCCGTGGTGCACTCGCACCCGGATGCGGCGGCGCTGCCCAGCGAAGCCGACCGGGTGGCCTGCGAGGCCTCCGGCCTGCCCTGGTACATCGTTGCCGTGGCCAAGGATCTGGACGGCAAGGTCAAGGCCGGCGAGATCCGCGGCTTCACGCCGGAGGGCTTCCAGGCGCCGCTGCTGGGGCGCCAGTTCGCCCACGGCGTGCTCGATTGCTATTCGCTGGTGCGCGACTGGTATGCGCGCGAACGCGGCATCACCCTGCCGGACTTCCCGCGCGAGGATGGCTGGTGGGAACCTGGCCGCGTCGGCGATCTGTACATGGATCACTACGCCGAGGCGGGCTTTCGCCCGCTGCAGCCGCATGAAGCGCTGGCGCCGGGCGACGTGGTGGTGATGCAGGTGCGTTCGGACCGCGCCAACCATGCCGGCGTCTTCCTCGGCGCGCAGCCGTTGAGCGAAGCGCCGGACCTGTTTCCGCTGCCCGACGCGATGCTGCATCACCTGTATGGGCGCGACTCCGAGCGAGTCGTGTACGGTGGATTCTGGCGTGAAGCCACCCGGGTGGTGCTGCGCCATGGAGAAAAGACATGAACGACAGGACACGAGTGGTGCGACTCTACGGCTGGCTGGGCGCGCGCTTCGGCCGCGAGCACCGTCTGGCCGTGGCCAGCCCGGCCGAGGCGGTGCGGGCGCTGTGCGCGCTGTTGCCGGGCTTCGAACGTGCGCTCGCGAACAGCGAGCAACGGGGCGTGCGCTTTGCCTGCTTTGCCGGCCGCCGCAATCTGTCGGAAGACGAATTGGGGCATCCAGTGGGCGCGGATGCCATCCGCATCGCGCCGGTGCTGGCGGGCGCCAAGAACGGCGGCCTGTTCCAGACGGTGCTGGGGGCGGCGTTGATCGCCGCGGCGGCGTTCTACAGCGGCGGCCTGACGGCGGCGTTCACGGCGGGGGGCATGATTCAGGCCACGGCCACGCTGGGCCTGTCGATGATGCTGGGCGGCGTCGCGCAACTGCTGTCGCCGCAGCAGCGGCTGCTCAGCGCCAGGGATCGGCCGGAGAACGGCGCTTCCTACAACTTCAACGGGCCCGTCAACACGACGGCACAGGGCAATCCCGTGCCGCTGTTGTACGGGGAAATGTTCGTCGGCAGCGCCACGATCTCCGCGGGCATCTATTCGGAAGACCAGGTATGAAACAACGATATCGCATCAGGAACAGGGCGCCCGCGGGCGCCTTTTCTTTTGGCGGCAAGCCGCTGGCCGAGGGCCGGGGCCTTGTCGGCCACAAGGGCAAGGGCGGCGGCGGCGGCCGCACGCCGGTGGAATCGCCCGACAGCCTGCACAGCACCGCCTACGCGCGCGTCATCGACCTGCTGGGCGAAGGCGAGATCTACGGCCCCGTGCACGGCATGGACAACGCGCTGCGCGATGTCTACCTGAACGGCACGCCCGTGGCCAACGAGGACGGCTCGCTGAACTTCACCGGCGCGTCGATCGACTTTCGCACCGGCACGCAGTTGCAGGAGCCGCTGCCCGGCTTTCCCGCGTCGGAAAACACCATCGGCATCAACGCCGAGCTCAAGTCGAGCCAGCCGTGGACGCGTCTGTTCACCAACCTGCAGGCCTCGGCCGTGCGCGTCACGCTGGCGGTCGAAGGCCTGAGCCGCGCGGATACCAAGAACGGCGACATCAACGGCTACCGCGTCGAATACGTGATCGAGCTGAACACCGACGGCGCCGGCTACCAGACGGTGCTGTCGACCGCGTTCGACGGCAAGACCACCCAGCGCTATACGCGCTCGCATCGCATCGAGCTGCCGCGCGCGCGCCAGGGCTGGACCGTGCGCGTGCGCCGCGTGACGCCCAACGCCAACAGCAACACCATCTCGGACCGCACCGTGGTGGACACGGTCACCGAGATCGTCGACGCCAAGCTGCGCTATCCGATGTCGGCGCTGGTGGGCATCAAGATCGACGCGTCGCAGTTCCAGAGCATTCCCACCCGCGCGTATCACGTGCGCGGCCGTATCATCCGGGTGCCGTCCAACTATCACCCGGACCTGCGCCGCTATGACGGCGTGTGGGACGGCACCTTCAAACTGGCCTGGACCAACAACCCGGCGTGGGTGTTCTACGACCTCATCAGCAACGACCGCTACGGCCTGGGCACGCGCGTGCCGGCGGGCTGGCTCGACAAGTGGGGCCTGTACCAGATAGGCCGCTACTGCGACGAGATGGTCGATGACGGCTTCGGCGGCAAGGAGCCGCGCTTTACCTGCAACGTCTACCTGCAACAAGCGGCCGATGCCTACCGGGTAGTGCAGGACTTCGCCTCGATCTTTCGCGGCATGGCCTATTGGGCGAACGCCGCCGTGTTCGCCTCGGCCGACATGCCGGGCGATCCGGTCTACACCTTCTCGTCGGCCAACGTGGTCGATGGGCGCTTCAACTACGTCGGCTCGGCGCTGACCACGCGCTATACGGTGGCGCTGGTTTCCTGGAACGACATGGCCGAGATGGGCCGCCAGAAGGTGGAGTATGTCGAGAACCGCGAAGGCATTGCGCGTTACGGCATTCAGCAGGTGGAAGTGACCGGGTTCGGCTGCACCTCGCGCGGCCAGGCGCACCGGATCGGCAAGTGGATGCTGCTGACCTCCAACCTGGAGACGCGCTCGGTCACGTTCTCGGTGGGCCTGGACGCCTGCCGTGTGCGGCCGGGCAGCGTCATTCGCGTGGCCGACCAGCATCTGGCGGGCCGCCGCATCGGCGGCCGCATCCGCGAAGGCTCGGCGACGCAGGTCACGGTTGACGCCGAACTCGGCGTGCGGCCGGGCGACCGCCTGACCGTCAACCTGCCCAACGGCCTGTCGGAGACCCGCGTGGTGGCGACCGCGGTGGGCACCGGCCTGACCGTGGACAACACCGTCTTCACGGTGGACTCGACCGAGCTGACCGCCGACCTGGTCGGCCTGCCCGGCACGGTGCTGCACATCACGGTCACCACGCCGTTCTCGCAGGCGCCGCAGGCTGAGTGCGTGTGGACGCTGGAGTCCGAGGCCCTGTCGGCGCAGACGTTCCGCGTGTTGAGCGTCAAGCGCAAGGAAGGCCTGGTGGCCGAGATCGCTGCCGTGCAGCACGAACCCGGCAAGTTCGACAACGTCGATTTCGGCACGCGACTCGATCCCAAGCCGATCACCGTTGTGCCACCGTCGGTGCAACCGGCCCCTGTGAACATCCGCCTGGCCTCGCGCTCGGTGATCGACCAGGGCCTGGCGCGGCACGTCGGCGTCATTAGCTGGGACGCGGCGCCGTCGGCCGTGGCGTACCAGGTGCAGTGGCGGCGCGACAATTCCGACTGGGTCGAAGCGGGTCGCACCGGCGCGCTGACGCTGGAATTGCCGGATATCCGCGCCGGCGCCTACGTGGCGCGGGTGCGGGCGATCAACGTGTCGGACATCTCGTCGGTGTGGGTCAACTCCACCGAGACAATGCTGGAAGGCGACATCGCGCCGCCGCCGGCGTTGGCGCTGCTGGCCGCCAAACCGCTGGTATTCGGCATCGACCTGCGCTGGGCCTTTCCGGAAGGGCGTTTCACCGCCCAGCGCACCGAGATCTGGTACAGCGCGTCCGACGACCGCGCCAGCGCCGTCAAGCTGGGCGACTTCGCCTTCCCGCAAAGCGCTCATACCCTGATGGGGCTGGCGGCCGGCAAGCGCTTCTACTTCTGGGGCCGAATCGTTGCCCTGAACGGCGAGATCGGCGCCTGGTATCCGGGCGACCAGGGCGTGATGGGCGAGTCCAGTTGGGAAGCCAGCGAGATCCTGGAATACCTGAACGGCAAGATCAGCCGCGACGAACTGGCCCAGGAACTGACCGGCGCCATCGACGGCCTGACCAGCGGCCTGGATGAGACCCGCGCCGCGATCACGGCGGAGGAGACCAAGCGGGCCGATGCCGATGGGGCATTGTCCTCGCGCGTCGATACCGTGCTGGCGACCGCCAATGGCGCCGCCGCGGGTGTCGAGGAGACGCGCAATGCGCTGGTGGACGTGGATGGCAAGCTCAAGGCCACCTGGAGCATCAAGGCCCAGGTTGCGAAAGACGGCAAGATCTACGCTGCCGGCATGTCGGCAGGCGCCTATTCCCAGCCCGACGGGAGCATGCAGACAGCGGTGTATTTCCTCGCGGATCGGTTGGCGCTGCTGAACCAGGGGAATGGCGCGACCACGACGCCGTTTGTTATCGAAAACGGCCAGACGTTCATCAACGAGGCTTTGATCGGCACCGCGAAGATCACGAACGCAATGATCCAGAGCTTGGACGCTAGCAAGATCAATACGGGCTTCATCAATGCCGGCCGCCTGGATGCCGGTGTTCTGGCGGCCAAACTGGCAACCCTCGATTCGGCATACATCAAGACCGCGCATATCGGCGTGGCGCAGGTGGATACGCTGCGGATTGCCAGCGGCGCAGTGGTGGTCAATAACTCGACCACATTCAGCCTGCAGTGGGGACGATATTCGGGTTCTACGACGGCCAGCTTGTCCATCTATTTGAATGTGCCTGCTCGGTTGATGATGATGCAGAACTATGAGTTCGGCATTGGCGACGGGAATTGGGCTGGAGATCCGGATCCACGGCCGACCCTGACTTCCAATTTTGGCTTCAGTGGCAACGCTCAATCTTGGCTGAGCGGCCTTCTGGATCCGGGGACTTACACGTTGACGATTACCTTTCCAAGACCGGTCAACGGCACCGCTCATGCGAACGGAAACATGGCTCTGATGGGACTCCTGCGATGAATATCTACTCTTTGTACGACGCCGATGGTCGTGTCTTGTACGTGCTGTCCTTGCAGCAAGCCGATCAACTGGAATCGATGATTTCCTTGAATGGCGCCGCCGGATATGTCGACGGACCGGTCGATGGGGAGACCCAGTACGTCGAGGCAGGAGAAATCAAGCCCCGGCCGGCATGCTCTGCGGTACTGACGGGAAACGTGTTGTCTGGCCTACCGATTCCCAGTCTGATCGGCATCAATCGCGAAGAGTACCTCTGCAATGAAGAAAGCGTGCATCTGGAATTCAACCAGCCTGGCCGGTACCGCGTCACCGTCCGAGCCTGGCCACAAATGGACAAGGAGTTCGAAATTGAAAATCCGCCACTATGAACCCTACGCGCCGCTGCGCGCCCGCGCCTATCCCGCCATCGGCGACCAGCTCGACGCCATCATGAAGTTTGCCGCGCACCTCCAGGCGTCGGGCCAGGCGCTGCCCGCCGAGGTGACGCAATGGGTGGCGCAATGCCAGGGCGTCAAGCAACGCTATCCGAAGCCGGTCATCGACGCAGAGGGGGACACGCCATGAGCCAACCCCTCACAACCGTCCGCCTCTACGGTCGCCTGGGCGCGGAGTTCGGGCGTCTGCATCGGCTGGCTGTCTCCAGCACCGCCGAAGCGATACGAGCGCTATGCGTCCTGCTGCCCGGCTTCGAGAGCCGTCTGCTCGACAGCGAATCCAAGGGCGTGCGCTATGCCTGCTTCATCGGCCGCCGCAATCTGGGCGAAGCCGAGCTGGCGCGGCCGTCCGGCACCGAGGACATCCGTATTGCGCCCATGCCCACCGGCGCCAAGCGTGGCGGCCTGATGCAGGTGGTGGTGGGCGTGGCGATGATCGTGGCATCGTTTATTCCGGTGGTCAACGCGGCGCTGTGGGCGAGCGCCAGTACCTCGCTGTTGACCATGGGCATGGCGATGACGCTGGGCGGGGTGGTGCAGTTGCTGACGCCGCAACAGCGTGCGTTGAGCGTCAAGGACGGGCCCAATAACGGCGCGTCGTACAACTTCAACGGCCCGGTCAACACCACGGCGCAGGGCAACCCCGTGCCGGTGCTGTACGGCGAGATGTTCGTGGGCAGCGCCACCATCTCGGCGGGTATCTACTCCGAAGACCAGGTGTGA